TTACACTTCTTCGAAAAGGCGACCCTGATTCTGAGAAATTAGCCGTTTCAGAACGCGGTCGATGACCTTGCGGGCACCGCGTTCCGTCATTCCCCACTGCCGCGCGGTGGCGGAGAAGTCGCCCCGGTGGCTACGGTACATCTCAAGGTCGCGTTGCGCGACCTTGAACTGGTAATCCTTGGGGATGACGATGGTCTGTCCGCCCCAGTGATCGGCCAGGAAGTCGGCAACGGAGACGGCCATCTGCTCGGCGACGTCCGAGGCCAGTCCGAGATCCTTGAGCAGTGACGTTGCATGGGCCTCAATGTCCGAGAACAGCTCGTGTCGGACCATGCTCATGCGGCTATGCGGACGTTCCATGGCGTTCTCCGGAGAGTTTGGCGCGCTTAAGTTGCTCCCAGGCTTCCAGCATCGGTTCGAAAGTCCCCCGCGCGAAAGCCTTGGACAGCGCCGCATTGAGGCGCCGGCTCGCGTCCTGGTCGAGCTGGTCAGCGGCCACTTCGGCCGCTGCCGTCTGGATTTGGGCAGGCAGGAACCGTAGCGCCCATTTCTTCATGCTCTCAATTACCCGCTCGGTCTGCCGGCCGCTGGTCCATTGCAGGGCATCGACGCCGGTCATGCGCTTGACGTAGGCAGCGAGGGCCTCTTCGGACGAGTTCTGTATGGCGCCAAGGTCGTGCAGCATTAGCCAAAGCGAGCGGATCTTGCGACTCTCTGCGTGCAGATCAAGCGGCCGGCTTGGCCGCGCCTGGAGCCGCACCTTGAAGCCGCACCGCTTGAGGTGCTGCAGGACGTGATCGAGCGCAACAGCGTCGAGATCGCACGCGGAGCGCTTGCCGGTGACGGACTGCAGCACATCGCGGTATGCGTCGTCGTCGAGGGCCAGATCTCGCTTCGCGACGTGGATCAGCCGAATGAGGCGGGCGCGGTCTTGCACAGCCATGTCAGTCTTCCAGCATCAACGGGGCTGCATGCGAGCCGAGCCCACGATGCAACGACACGTCGCGCCCCACCTGCAGGCCGGCAAAGTGATCCACGCTGGTATCGTGCCGGCCCGCGCTTTTCGGCTTGCGCGGGGCGAACGTTCCCAGCGCGGGATGATGGGTTTCAAGGTAGGCAGCTACCGCTTCGGCCTGGTCGGCGGTGGCATCCATCGGCGAAATGCCTCTTACGGCGGTGCGTACCCACCCCTGACAGAACATGTCAGCGCGGGCGGTCTTGTTCTTTCGGCCACAGCGCTTGAGCGCGGTCTTGATATATGTGGCGCGAGCTTTCGCCATGGCACGCAGTAGCACCTGCAGCGTGTAGCCCGCCACGTCAATCGCCGGAGAGCACCCAACGAGCAGCCACTCCGAATCGTCGTAGCCACGGCTCAAGATCAATTCGCAGCCAAAAGCGTCTGCCACCACGTTGGCCAGACGAGTTTCATGATCGCTCGGACGTTGCGCACCCGCGGAGACTGACTTTTCCTGGGCATTCGCTGCCAGGACTTCAGGGTGGGATACGCCGTACTCGCGCATCAACGCCTGTGCCTGGCGTATACCTGCCGCGGCTTCACTCGGCTCGCTAGAACGGGCAAGCGCGAGGCACTTCTGGATCTTTCGGATGACGTCATCCTTGTCCATTTTGTTCTCCTTGGCGGACAACAGGGCCAGTTCGCATGGCTTGCTCAGCTGCGGCTTCGGTTCGCCACGGTCCCCAGGCTTGGAACGTGTAGAAGCAGAGCGGAACGCCGAAGATCGTCCACAGCTTGACGGGTACCCACTCACCGTCCGGATCCGCAATGTGCCGCAAAAGCCACCACTTACGCATGAATCTCTCCCTATATTGAATGGCTGCTCATCAGTGCCTGGTCACCACACCGGGCAGACCGCCCCGAGGGACGGTTTCGCCAGGCGGGGTCAGGTGTTGACCTGGTCCTTGAGTGCCTTGGCGGCGCTGAACTTGACAGCGGTGGAGGCTGCGATCTGGACCGCCTCGCCCGTCTGCGGGTTGCGGCCAGTACGAGCAGCGCGCTGCGAGGTGGAGAACTTGCCGACGCCAGGGAGGGTGATCTCGACACCCGCCTTCAACTGCTCGGCGATGGCGGACGAGATAGCGTTCAGCGCGCACTCGGCCCAATTACGGGACAGCCCGGTTTCGTCGGCAATCTTGGCGATCAGATCTTTCTTAGTGAGGCTCATGCTGGTTCCTATATAGAGTGGGAGGTGTAAGGGTGCCGGGGCCATCTCCCAGCCCGGCGCCAGGTCCTGAACCGCGCACGTTTGCCCGCGTGCGCCCGCCGATGGCTGGCGGTGGATCGGGTTCATACTCGATCTAGCTGAGGCCTACCTGCCTTACATACTGGTCGATGAGCAGGACGTCAGAGATCCACGAGGGGTAGCTGGGCTCTCCTCCTTCGGCAGTCTCTGTTCCGAGCTCCTTGAGCGTGCACCTTGCAAGTATCACCAGGCGATTGACGGCAGCCTGCGCGGCTGCGCCTGACACCTGTTCAGCGAAATCTTGGACGTGGGCCATGTCACACCCCCGCCATCCCGAGCGGGATCTGTTCGTAGCGTTCGGTTTGACCGACGCGCTCGTACACCCGCATGTAGGACTTGCTGGCCGACACCATGGTCGAGTCGCTGATGGCCTGCATAGCGCGCAGCCAGCGTTCATCCTTGGTTTCAAGGCGGCGCAGCCCCAACACGCGATCGGTGTTGATGTTGCCGGCCTTGTCCACCTCGAAGGCTCGGTCGATGATGGCCTTGAGCTCCGGCCGGGCATTCGAGGTCCAGTCCGCCAGGCACTCATCGATCAGGGCCTTGGCAACCTGCAGGCGCTCGTCAAAAACAAGGGTCTCGTCGACCGCCCGAATCACCTTGTAGCGCTGATCGAACGAGTACAAGGTCAGATTGCCCTTGCGCCCGCCGATGGCTACGCCGTACTGCTCGGCCGAAATCTCCACGAAGGCTGAAATGTCGACGAAGGACTGCTCCTTGAAGGCGGCAAGCTGCTGGGACTGCGCTTTGGCATACTCGGCGATCTTGACCACCAGGTCGTCACGCAGCAGGTCGATCTGCTTGATCGCCTCCAGCGGCACGAGACGGCCCTGGCCATCGGCCCGGTAGCCCGGGGGAATACGGGAGGTAGTCATTGGGACTCCTTCGGTTGGGAAGAGGTAGAAATGGCCCGCTTAGAGCCCACGGAGGCGAGCAACGAGGCACGCATATCCGCGGGAATGGGTTGCCGGACTTCACCGGAGATCACGGCCTGCTGGGCACGTTCGGGCGTGCTGCCCATGCCCGAGACGCCTGCGCGTTGCTGCTCGACAACCGCCTCGCGCTTGGCATCGTCTTTGCCGGCCAGACCGGCAATGATCTCCAGAAGGTACCCGTGGCTGGCAAGCGGCCGGCGCACGGCGCCCGCATGCCCACGCGCCACGATTTCCTCCATGGCCCGCTGCCAATAAGCCAGCGGCGCGGGCCAGGTCCGGCCATTGCGTTCGATTTGCGCGGTCCGCATCATCGGGACCAACTCGCCCAACAAGGCTGCGATCCGCTCATAGCGCATCGCAGTCTTCTCGGGCGCGAACAGCCCCACATAGGCCATGAGCGGGCGCAGCAGCTTGGAGGCCTCCGGATGCACGTCAACCAGCAACTGGATGGACTCGCGCACCGAGTCATTGGCGAAGACAGTCTCCACCGTCAGCGGGTTGCGACACGCCGGGCAATGGAACACGGGCAACGGCATTACGCGGCCTCCAACAGCTCGCTGCGCTCAGGCTGGCTGACCGTGCTGGGCCAGCTGCGGCGCAACTCGGCGACCTTGCGAACCCTGGTCGCGCAACCGCGGCACTGCAGGGTGCAGGGCGAAGCCGACACGACCAGGTCGAAATCAGCAAAGGTATCGTTGCACGTCCAGCAGGTCAAAAAGCCCTTGAGAGTCGGCTGGCGCTTTAGCATGCAGCCCCCTGCACGATCAGGCGGACGCCTTGATAAAGCGCCGTGATGCGGCCAGCAGCATGGCGGGTGGACGCATCGCATTGATTGAGCAGCCCCTCGGCATCGCGCCCCTGCAGGTCCACCATGAGGATGGGCTTACCGCCATCCTCGGGCACCGCATCTTCATCCAGGATGCGATAACCCGCCATGCGCAGCGAGCGCGCCGCGCTGTTCGAGTCTTGCAGACGGCCGATCATCTGATTGGTGAGGATGCGCGCGTGGTGAAACTCGCTCGGCACCGGCTGCACGTCGGCGGTGATTGAGATCAGTTCCATTTAGCTTCCTTGACAATATCGGCGCTCACGGCCGGGGCACCGTGTTCGGCGGCAAGGTTCAATGCGGCGGTCAACAGGTTGTGCACGGCCAGCGGATAGAGGAACGAGCGCTCCTCATGGCCACGGGGAGCAACCGGGTTCAGACGCTCCCGGATGGCCTGGCATCCGTCCACCGTGACGATCTTGGCCACATCCACCTCCAGGCGCGCAAAGCGGAACTTGAGGTAATCCTCCAGGTACTGCCCAAGCGGCGGCAGCGTGATCAGTTCGCAGCGCTGGACCACCTCGCGCACTGTCGGGTTCTTGGGATTGAGCTTTACGGCCAACTCGGTCTGACCCATGAGGATCACGGACAGCAGGCGCGTAAAGCCATCCTCCAGCTCAATGAAGCGCTTGAGGTGGCGCAGCGTCGCCAGGGGCAACGCATGCGCCTCTTCGATCAGAACAACATGGCGCGTGCCTGCGCGGTAGGACTCGATCAAGGCCATTTCGACCTGGCGAAAACGCGCCTCCGAGCTGGCCTTCAGTGCCTCATGCGGGGCGATCGCCGCCATGATGGCCTCGGCGATATGCGCGGCTTTGAGCGACTTGCCCTTGTCGTCGTTCTCCTCCATGGCCACCACGTAGGGGCGGATCACCTCAACCTGCAGGTCTTCGCGCTGAATGCGCTCCTGCAGATCCCGGCGCAGCGTGGTCTTGCCCGAGCCCGACTCGCCCACCACGGCGAGAAACCCGCCGCGCTTGGCCGCATCGAGCATGGCCGCCCGTGTAAAGCGGATGTGCTCGTTCTGGTAGAACTCGCTGGCATGGGAGACCTCATCGAAGGGGTCGCCGGGCAGCTTGAAATGCGCCTTGGTCTTCGGGTGTAGAATTTGCTTCCGGATTGACATTGTTTCTTCCTCAGTGGCGCCCTCGGGCGCAGTGGTAGTGGACGCCGATGCGTTACCGCGCATCGGCGTTACTTCTTCAAAAGCCGTGGCGAGCTGCTCGCCGCTGGCGCCCCGCGCGGCCAGGAACTGCACAATGCGCTCACGCAGGCGGTAGCGCGTGGCGGATCTCGGCCAGATGTGGTGGTTCAGCAGTTGGGAAATCACCGCGCCGCTGTAAGTGACTGCGACAGCGAGCTCGACTTGTTCGATATCCAGGTCGGCCAGAATTTTCTTGAGCTTGAGCATCGCCCCTCCTTAGGCGACGCGCAGAATGCGCGCACGTTGTGATTGCGGCTGCATCGCCGCGGAAAGCGCGGCCACGACCCGCTCCAGGTCGTCCACCGGCACCCCATCTCGATAGTTCTCTTGCAGCCAGGCGTAGTGAGCGCTGGACCAACCGGGAAAATGCCCCTTGATCTGCTTGACCGCCTGAATGATGGTCAGCGGCGGCAGTTGCACGACCGGCGCGACCAGGTCGTGAGTGGTGCCGCGACGCGGCAGCGTGTCCGGGATCTGCGCCTCGTTGATGTGCTTGAACGGGTCGATCTGGCCGCCAAAGGGCAAACCGCGCGCCTTGCGCACCGCCTCGGCCTGTTCCAGGGTGTCCGCCCCGGTGACAAGCAGCTCGATGGCCTTGAGCGATTCCTTGACTGGCGTATCGGCATGGCGCCGGTAGCCCTCGCCAATGACCGGCGCGCTGGCGACCTGGCCGAACTCATCCTTCACGACCCGTTCCAGGACGTGATAGACATCCAGGCCCTGTTCACTGACGCCAATCGCCTGCGCCGTATCCAGGCGCCACGGGTTGCGGCAGATCTGCAGCTTCTCGCCCACGATGACGCCCGGAACGTGAGACACGTCGTACTCATGGCCCAGGTAGGACACGCGCAGCATGGTGGACACCACGCGCGACTCGGGTGCGGAGACGGCCAGCTCGCGCATGAGATCCGCGGACGGCGGGATAACCAGCTCGTCCGGGCCGATGTGCAGCCAGGCGGCGTCCCGTGTCATGCCGTGGCGCGAGTGCACGCGTGTGCCGTTGAACCAGCGCCGCCATTGCGCGGCCAACCGGTTGATGGCGTCCACACTGGAGACTTCCTCGGCCGCGAGCAGCTTCAAGCCGGACTCGAAGCTGCGTTCCGAAATGTCCTGCGCCTTTTCAACCTGGCCCTTGGCGCGAGGGTTGCCCGGCTTGTTGATCTGTACCTTGACCTGCAGCGCCTTGCACAGATTCTGGAACACGGCGCCCGTGTTGGCGCTGCCAGGGTCCAGCATGGCCATCTTGGGCACGCCGTAGAACGCCTCACCCTCGCGCTTGCTCATGGCTTCAATGAAAATGTCAGCCAGGTTCGCCCCGGTCTCGCCACCGGTCACATACATCAGGAACAACGCGCCGCTACGGTGATCCGTCACCACGTACCGCCAGATAGAATCGTTCATCATCTTGATCAGGTTGCCCGGCTTGTTCTTGTAGAAAGCTGTGTGATCGGCGATCCGCAAGCCGTTGTCCGACTGCTGCTTGGGCAGGTAGTACAGAACGCAGCGCGAGGCGTCGATCTGCCAAACGTGATTGGGGTGCAGACTGCGCAGGCTTATGGCCGGGGCCGGCGCCAGCAATTGGTCCGGATGCAGTCGGTACTGACGTAGCGCACGCAGAATCGCAGAATCCGACAGCTCGACCACCTCGCCCGACGCCGGATCAATCCGGCGCGCGTCGATCATGCCGTTGACGCGCAGCATCTCAACGGCATCCGCAACGCTTTTGATGCGCTTGCCGTTCTTGCGCATGTGCTCCATCAGGGTGGCGGCGATGAACTTGGCATCGTCCAGCCTAAGCGCGACCTGACCGGCGTCGCTGCGGCGTTTGCGGCTGGGAACCACGGTGATCTCCTTCAAACGCCGGTGCAGCGTCGCGCGGGTCATGCCCAGCCGTTGGCATGCGCCGGCCAGGATGTCGCCTTTGCGGCCGTGTGGCGCATCGCGCCAGATCCGCGCGACGGCCACCAGTTCCTCGGTGGTTGCGGCGTTCATGGTTTATGCCTCCGTGGACGCCCACTCGGGCCGAGCGGCAACGGTTTGCGAGATCGCGAACTCGGCGGCGATTTCGTCCAGGGACTGACGCACCTGGGACAGCACGCCCGCCAGGAAAGCGCCGTGATTGGCTCCCGTGTCGCGGCCGTGGTCCATGAGCTTGCAAACTCCGTCCCTAATTGTTTGACGGATGGTCTGCTCGACCGTCAGCGTTTCGGCAGAGACCTCACGGCGCAGCTGGTCCGCGACCTCGTCCGCGTTCATCTTCTCTAGGCGACGCTTGGCGGCGACTACTTCCCCTTCCAGCTTGTCCAGCTTGGTGTTCTTGTCCGCGAGCAATTGATCCTTGGCCTTGTGCTCGTCACGCGCATCGCGCAACGCCTGGCGCAGTTCGCTGACGGACAGCCGGGCGATATCGTCCAGTTCCAGACCGGCCACCGTGCCGCCATCGTTCAGCGCTTCCAGCTGGTCCGGGTCCAGGACCATCAGTTCGAACAGCTTGGACTTGGATCCGGCTGCTTCAATCAAATGCGTCGACGTCGACGCATTTGAGAACTTGAACGACGCCTGAGCCATGCGCTGAGCCAGCCGCGGCTCCAGGCCGATTCGATCGAGAAAGCCGCGCCATTCACCATGTGCAACGTGTTCGCGCACCACGATCAAGGCGCGCCCCGCCGCCAGCGCTTCCTCAGCGCTGCGGGCAAGGTGCGAGCGCACGACGTGCTCATACCGGACCAGGTCGAACGGCAGACCGTCGCCGAACTGCTTGAGCACCAGCGCGCAGCGCTCCGCCGATTCGGCCTGCGCTTGGCTGATGAGCTCCCCGTCGATGGGGGTGTCAATGGTTTCCGGGACAGCGGTGTTTTTGGAACGGGCCATTTGGGTCGGTCTCCTACGTTAGCGGGCGCCAGCGGCAATGCGCTGGTTCGTTTCGGCAATTCGGTTCATGAGCTGGTCGCAGTGGTTCGCGTGGGCCTGGGCGATCTGCAGGGTCGCGATGCCATGGGCATATCGGCCGTTCTCATACTTGGTGACCAGACCTTCCTCGACCAGAGTGACCAGGCAGCGCGTCACATAGGCGGGCGATTCGCCTGTCAGGTGGGCGATTTCCTGGTTCGACAGGCCGGTCATGGTGTGGCCGCGCAGGGCCTTCCAGACGCGCAGGACGCGTTGCGCAGCGGTGCAGGCAGGGGTTGAGTTGCTCATTCTTCGGATCCGAAATCGAGTTGCGGGGATTCGTGCTGCTGCACGTTCTGGCGGTGCCAGGCCAGGGATTCGAGGCTCCTCTGCAGGCATCCGAGCACGGCACTGGCGTCGGCCTGGTCACGGTAGAAAGTCAGGAGCTGGCCGACTGTCTCGTGCAGGGTCGACTGCAGAGCGTGCATGTCATCGGTGCTGCCGGCGCGGCCAGCGGGGATATCGATGACCAACTTGCCCTCGCTCACGCAAAGCCAGCGGGACACGAACGAGCAACCGCAGGCCTGCTCGTAGGACTTGATCAAGTTGGCGGGCATGCGTCCCGTGGCGAGCCACTTGTAGAGGCTGTCCTCGGTTTCGCCCATGAGGTCGGCAATGCGGGCGACCGACAGGTTGCGCTTTTCGCGGGCGTAGTCCTTGTTCAGACGCAGCGCGTCGCGGAGGCTCGCAGGATGGACGTTTTTCCAGGTGCGGCGCATGTTCAGAACCCTCCTTCGAGGAAGCCAAAAGGAGGCTTCCGAACAAAATCGGGCTTTCGTACCGCAAAAAATGTTTTCTGCCTGCATAATGATGACCATGCAGACAAGCTCGCGTTGACGGCTGCAAGAGGGGAATTAGCTGATCGCATAGCGTTCAAGCTGCGAGGCGCTGAACAGCGACCTCGCCCTCTTTCAGGCCGAGAACGACAGCGATGTTGTGCGACTCTCCGAAGCGACATTTGCGCTTCGGATTGGTGTCGTCATCATTGAGGATCGCGTACAGCAGATTGGCGTTGAAGTTGTGCTTCCGGGCAATGGAAGACAACGGGATGCCTTTTCGCTGCAGCTCTTCGCGGACTTGCTTGCGGGTTTTGGTCATGGTGATACGTCCCGGTTTGTGTGAACTGGTACGGCTTGGTATTAACTAGTGCGTGGCGTGATTGTGGTGCACGAATGTGCACCCGTCAAGCCTTTTATTGGTGTCCGTATGAGCATATTTGACCGACTGAAAGAGGAGCGGCAACGACTGGGGCGCACGCAAACGGAGTTCGCCGCCATTGGCGGTGTGCAAAAGCGCGCCCAGATCAATTACGAAGCGGGGGATCGCGCCCCGGACAGCACCTACTTGGCGCTCGTAGCCAACGCAGGAGTTGATGTGCTGTACGTTCTCACCGGTCGCCGAGGCGCTAGTCTTCCTGCGGATGAGCAGCTGCTCCTCGACACTTACCGCGCGGCGCCGCAAGCGGTGCGGAATTCTGCCCTGGCTGTACTGCTTACCGCCGGTCAAGCACCTGCTGAGATTCCGCGGAAAAAGGTCTCGCAAGTCTTCCACGGACAGGTTGGGCAGTACGTCGATGCCCCACAGGATCAGGTCACTATCAATATGGGCGGGAGCAAAAAGAGGAAGTAGCGGTGGAGAATCAGATTTTTCGTGGTCAGGTTGGTCAGGCTACGGCTGGAGATATCGTCAATTTCAACTTCGGCTCGGTATCGGGAAGCCGAGATGACGGGGGCAGTTTGGTGCCCGCGCAACGAAAGGCCCTTCATCAAATGGTCAGAACCATTACCGACGAGTTTGATGACGAGGCATGGGATGTTTGGCGGATCGTCCACGCCAAGCTCGGCGTGACAACCGTTCATGAACTCACCCGCAACCAGTTCCAGGTGGCCGAGGCAGTGCTGAAGGATCACCTGCAGCAGCGAAGAGAGGAGAGCCTTATGCGAGGGCTCGTTGCGAAAGTGCTGCGGGTCGCCTCAGAGAAAGACAATCGGCCGGAGGTCGAGCTCTTTTGTAGCCGGAACTTCGGCACGAGCCAGCTCAAGCTGCTGACAACAGACCAGCTTAAGGTGACGCTGGGATTTGCGCATGACTGGTCTCCGCCGAAAGCCGCCGCACCTGCTCCCCATGCCTCAGTGACGGAAGCAAGTCTCGCTAATGGGCCGAAAGCCCCCGCCCCGATGATCTCTGCGCCAGTTCCCTCCCGCCTGTTTACCTGGCATTGGTTGGCGGGGGGAGTGGTCCTCGGCTTCGTCCTCGGACGTTTCTTTTAACCTCTAGGTAACAAAACGCTTTTCAAGTGACGAGATGACTCTGACCAAATTCAAATTACTCGCTTTCGCAGTGGCTGGAATCGCACTCGCGACCTCAAGCTCACCCATAGCGTTGGCTGATCCACAACGTATACAGCCAGCGGACCAGCTGTTAGCCGTCGCGGGGGAAAAGGTTCTTGGTAGTGAGTTCACTGCCAATAACCGGCCAGGATTCTTACTAGCGCGAGGATCGCTGGCCATCATCGTGGGTTCGGCGAGCCTTATCGAATCAGAGGGCACGAAGCTGGACATGCAGAAAGAGGTCCTTTCTCCGATGCGAACAGCAGAATCGGCTTGGCCAGATCGTGAAAGTCAAGCAGGACAAAAAATCGGTCCGACGCTTTGGTCTTGTCGCGATGCTGTAATCGTGGTGCGAATGCAGGTTGAATACCTTCTCAGCAGTTCGGCCGACGCCGCATTGGCGTTGGGTCAGGCCGCATCAATGAAACAGACGGAGTGCCGCGCGGCGCTTGCGTTCTACTCGACTGGGCGTTAGCGCCCAGATAGTTTTGCCCGCGTTCAAAAGACGCTCCGGGTCGGTTCGCCAAGAATGGCGACTCATACCGACATCAACCACCGGAGCGTCGCATGTCCCGCACCTTTCCCGATTCCCCGCCGCTTTATCGCCTGTTGCTGCCGCGCCTGACGACATTCATCGTCCTGGCCATTCTGCTCGCATTGGCGATCATGATCGTGTCGCCGGCCCAGATGCCGGTTGTGGTCTACAAGCTCTCCCTCATTAGCCTGGCGGCGGTCGCCGCGTACTGGCTCGACCGCGCTCTGTTCCCCTACGCACGACCCGACAGCTATCTCGTGACCGATTGGCGCTGCGGCCGTGCGGGCATGCAGCCCGTCGACTATCCCATTGCCGATGGCTACATGTGGCCGTTCGTACTGGCGACGATCCGCCGCGCCATCATCGTGGCGGGCGTGGTGATTGGCGTGGCCCTGGGGCTGTGATGGCACGCCGCCTCTTTCGTGCCTGGAGCGCGGCTTTGGCATTGGCGGTGTCGGCGTGCGCACCGCAGCCGGCAGCAGCCACCGAGGTGCCAACGACCGCGCTCAAACACCGTGCCGAGCTCACGCGCAACGCCCGCGCCTTGATCGGTCTGGACGCGCCGGTCGCACTCTTTGCCGCGCAGATCCATCAAGAAAGCCGCTGGCGCGCAGATGCTCGTTCACCCGTTGGCGCGCAGGGCATGGCCCAGTTCATGCCGGCAACTGCCGATTGGATATCGGGTCTGGTGCCGGACCTGGCCAGCAATGAGCCCTACAGCCCGTCGTGGGCCATGCGGGCGCTCATCACCTATGACCTTTGGCTGTACGAGCGCATCCGAGCCGCCAGCGCCTGCGAGCGCTGGGCGTTCTCCCTATCCGCCTATAACGGCGGCCTGGGCTGGGTGAACCGCGACAAGAAGCTGGCGTCGAGTCAGGGGCTCGATCCGCTGGTTTGGTTCGGATCGGTCGAGCGCGTCAATGCGGGGCGCTCGGCGGCGAACTGGCGCGAAAACCGCGCCTATCCCGATCTGATCATTCGCCGGCACCAGCTCGCCTATGTGGCGGCGGGCTGGGGGCCGGGGGTATGCCCATGAGGCAGATCGCCTGGAGTGTCGCAGCCGTGGTGTGCGCCGCGATTCTCGCCTGGCTTTGGGGCGATAGCCGCGGCTATGACCGTGGCCGGCTGGAGGTGCGCGCCGAGTGGGACCGCGACGCGCGCACCCGCGCGGAAACCTCGCTTACCGCCGTGGTCCGGGGGCTGCACGACAGCACCCAAGCAAGCAAGGAGATGCGCACCGCGCTCGCAGGCCTAGAAGGCCAAAACTCGAAATCGACCCTGGAGCTCAAGAATGCGCTCAAGAGCAACCGCGGCAATAGCCCTGTGCTGTGCCGTTTTGACGCTGACAGCATGCGGATCCTCGCCGAGGCCCGCGACCGCGCTGCCGCCCTCGCTGCCCGCGGAATACGCGGCACGCTGTCCGCCACCAGTGGGCCAAGCCGATGACTCGCCGGAAGCTGCGGCCATGGCGTTGAAAGAGATGTATGACTTGTACGGCCAATGCGCCGGCCGCCTGGTTGACCTGGTCGATTACCTGAACCGCCCCTCGGAGACCTTGCGCTGATGGAAGAGCTCAAACCCATCTTGCCGTTCCTGCAATGGCTCGTCACCGGCGCGGCCGGCGTGTACGCCTACATGGCGCGGCGCGACTCGGCCAATGCCGAGGAGGTCGTCAAGCTCAAGGGCCGCGTCACGACCTTGGAGGAGCAGATGCGCCACCTGCCCGATCAGGGGCTGGTCAACGAACTGGCCGGCGAAATGAAGGCCGTCAAGGCGAGCCTGGACGGCATGCGCGAATCGATCAGCCCTTTGGTGCGCGCGGTCGATCGCATCAATGACTACTTGTTGAACCAAAAGTGAGAACGGCCCGATGAGCAAGACCTTTTCCGATTTCCTGCGGCATGACCAGCGGCTGGTGCTGCTGCGCCTGCTGGCCGAGATGCCGTCCTATCGCGCCAACAGCTCTGTGCTGGCGATCGCGCTGGAGCGCTATGGCCACGCCATGACGCGCGACCAGGTCAAGACCGAGCTGCGCTGGCTGGAGGAGCAAGGCCTGCTCAGCATCGAAGACCTGGACACCGTTCTGGTGGCCACGCTGCGCGAACGTGGCCAGGATGTGGCCACCGGCCGAACCACGGTCCCGGGCGTGAAGCGGCCGGGAGCGGCGTGACATGGCCCGCAAATCCAGCATCAAGCGCTTGCCCTCCGAGGTGCGCCAGCACCTGGAACGGCGTTTGCGCGAAGACCGACTGACCCTGGACGAGTTGATTGACGATCTGCGCGCCGCGTTTCCCGAGGCGCAGGCGCCAAGCCGCTCCAGCCTGCATCGCTACAAGGCCAACTTCGACGAGCTGACGGGTCGCATGCGCGAGATCGAAGCTGGCGCGGCCGCCATGATCGGCGAACTGGGCGAAGGCGTAGGCGACCGTGCCGGCGCCCTGTTGGCCCAAGCCGTCACGACCCTGGCGACCAATGCCGCCTTGGCTGCGCACGACTCGGACAAGGAGGTTTCCATCAAGGAAGTGGCGTCCCTGGCGCGCGCTGCCAAGGCTGCCATGGAGGCGCGCACAATGAGCGTGCGCGAGCGCCAGGCTGTGGAGAAGGCGGCTCAGGAGCGCCTGATTCGCGAGCAGAACCAGAAGCTGGAGCAAATGAACAAGAGCGGCGCCCTGACGCCGGAAACCCTGGCGAGCATTCGCCAGGAAATCTATGGGATCGTCGGCTGATGGGCGCCGCCGTCCCGCTTATGCCCTACCAGCGCGGCTGGTTCATGGACCGCAGCCGGTTCAAGATTGGGATGTTCGCCCGCCAGACGGGCAAGACGTTTACCTCGACCTTGGAACTGGTGGATGACTGCTTTGAGACCGAGGCGGCGGGTGGGCGCACGCGCTGGGTGATCCTGTCGCGTGGCGAACGCCAGGCCAAGGAGGCGATCGAGGAAGGCGTCAAGAAGCACGCCAAGGCCTACCGAATGGCGGCCAAGGAGATCGAGGGCGAGTTCCGGGGAACCAATGGCGATCGCTACACGATGCTGGATGTGGTGCTGCCGGGCGGTTCCAAGATCACGGCGCTGCCGGCCAACCCCGATACCGCGCGCGGCTTTTCCGCCAACGTATTCCTGGACGAATTCGCGTTCCATGCCGACAGCCGCAAGATCTGGACGGCGCTCTTTCCCGTCATCTCCAACGGCTACAAGCTGCGCATCACCTCCACGCCCAACGGCAAGGGCAACAAGTTCTACGAGTTAATGACGGACAAGAAGCTGGAGACGATCTGGTCTCGGCACGTCGTCGACATCCATCGCGCCGTGCGCGATGGCCTGCCGCGCAACGTCGACGAAATGCGCGCGGCGCTGAATGACGATGATGCGTGGGCGCAGGAGTTCGAGCTCAAGTGGCTCGACGAGGCGAGCGCCTGGCTGTCTTACGAGCTGATCGACGGCGTCGAGCACGACCGTGCGGGCATCCCCGAGAACTACGCCGGCGGCGTCTGCTACGTGGGCGTGGACATTGGCATACGCAGCGACCTGTTCGTGATCGTGGTGTTGGAACTCGTCGGCGACATTCTCTGGGTGCGCGAAGTGATCACGCGCAAGCGCGCCAAGTTCTCCGAGCAGGACGAGTTGCTGGCAGGCGTCTTCCAGCGTTTCCGGGTGGCGCGGTGCTGCATGGACCAGACCGGCATGGGCGAGAAGCCCGTCGAGGACGCCAAAGCCGACCACGGTGAGGACCGCGTCGAGGGCGTGATCTTCACCTCCGCATCCAAGCTGCTGCTGGCCACCATCGGCAAGGAAGGCTTTGACGACCGCCTGGTCCGCATTCCCTTGGGCGACACGGCACTCAGGGCCGACCTGCACAAGCTGCAGAAGGTTTCCAGCCCGACGGGCGCCCCGCGCTTTGTGGCGGACTCCGATGCAGCCGGACACGCGGACCGCACGTGGGCGCTATTCCTCGCCATGTACGCGGCCAAGGATGGCGAGCAGATCATCGAATACCAAAGCGCCGGGCAGCGCGATAGCGCGGGCGCTGCCGACCTCACGCCCTGGGGTCAGCAGTTCCTGGACACGGGCTTTGGCACCGTGGCGGGCGGCGTGGATTTTGGAGGTTTCTAAAACGTGGCAACCAAGCGAAAGACCCTGGGCGCAAGCAGCCCTCAAGCCCCGGCCACGCCGGAAATGCATCGCGAGATCGCCACGATCGGCGATGGCCGCGACATCACCCGCGGCTATGTCGGCCCGTTGCTGCAGATCACCGATTCCGTGCTGCGATCGCGGTCGCAGAACAACCTCGCACTATACGAATCGGTCTATTCCGATCCGCAGGTAAAAAGCGTTTTCGCTCAGCGTCAACTGGCCGTCACCCAATGCAACTGGCGGGTCGAGCCGGCCAGCGATGCCGCGATCGACGTGCGCGCCGCCGATGCGTTGCGCGACGACCTGAACCTGGTTGGCTGGGACCGGGCCACCAACCTGATGCTCTTCGGGGTGTTCTACGGATACGCCGTGTCCGAGATCATGTACACGCGCCGGGATGGACGTGTCGCCCTGGACAAGATCCAGGTGCGCAACCGGCGCCGGTTTCGGTTTGACGCCGATTGCAAACTGCGCCTGCTCACGCCGCAGGACATGCTGCAGGGGGAGTTGGCCAGCGACCCGTACTTCTGGCACTTCGCCACGGGCGCGGACAATGACGACGAACCCTATGGCCTGGGCCTGGCGCACTGGCTGTACTGGCCGGTGTTCTTCAAGCGCCAGGACATTCGCTTTTGGCTGACCTTCCTGGACAAGTTCGCCCAGCCCACCCGTGTGGGAAAATACGATCCGCAGACCGCATCGCCCGCGGACAAGAGCAAGTTGCTGGCCGCGGCGGCGGCGCTGGGCACCGACTCGGCCGCCATCCTTCCCAAGGGCATGGACCTGGAGCTGATCGAAGCGGCCCGCTCCGGCGCGGCCGATTACAAGGCGCTGCACGACACCATGGACGCCACCATGGCTAAGGTGACGCTTGGTCAGACGGCCAGCTCTCAGGGCACGCCGGGACGCCTGGGCAATGACGCGTTGCAGGGCGATGTGCGGCGCGACCTGATCAAGGCCGATGCAGATCTCGTTTGCGAGTCGTTCAACCTGGGGCCGGCCCGTTGGCTCACGGCGTGGAACTTCCCCTCCGCGCAGCCCCCGCGCGTATTCCGCGAGGTTGAGGAACCCGAAGACCTGAAGGTCCGGGCCGAACGCGATGAGATCGTCTCGCGCACGACCGGCTTTCGACCCACGCTGTCATACGTGCGCAACACCTACGGCGGCGACTGGGAACTGGGCAACGGTCCCGGGCCGAATCCCGGCGCAGTGGCATTTGCTGCACCTGGCACAACGGGCCGTGCTGATCCTTCGCTGGCGCCCACCATCGCCGCCCAGGCGCGGCTGGACAAGGCGCTGGATGCGCTACCCGGCGACAAGATCGCCGCCGAGGTCGATGCGATCATGGAACCGGCCGTGCGCGCGCTGATGCAGGGCGACTCGCCCGAGCAGGCGGCGCAATTACTGCTGCAAGCCATTCCCAACATGACCGACGCGCAACTGGGCGAGCGCCTGGCGCGTGCGATCTTCGTGGCGGATCTCTGGGGCCAGGTCAGCCAGCAGGCAAGTGCAGATGCCTAGCGCGCCGGATCTTGCCTACGCGATGGGCCTGCCGCCTACGGACGCCATCGAGTACTTCAAGGGGCGCGGCTATCGGATTAGCCGCAATGCCATTGACGCGTGGGACGCGGCCCGCGAGCGCGCGTTCACTGTGACGGGCATTGCCCGCCTGGACGTGCTGCAAGACATCAAGGGGTCGCTCGATCGCCGCCTGGCCGATGGCGGCACCTACGGCCAGTTCAGGGATGAAGTCCGGACTGCGCTCGCCGCCAAGGGCTGGACCAAGGTCGGGCGTGGTTTGCACGCGGATCCCGAATCGGCCGAAGTGGCGGCGAACCTACCGCCGCATCGGCTGCAGACGATATTCCGGACCAACACTCAGACGGCGCTCATGGCGGGCCGCTACAAGCAGCTGTCCGAAATGACCGACATCGCCCCGTACTGGCAGTACGTGGCGGTCATGGACAGCAAGACTCGCCCAAGCCACGCAGCGCTGCACGGCAAGATCTTCCGGTTTGATGACCCTTTCTGGAACAGCCACTTTCCGCCCTGCGGCTTTAACTGCCGATGCGGCGTACGGGCGTTACGCGAGCGGGACATCGAGCGGCGAGGCTTGGACGTGCTGACAAGCGAGGGCCTGTTGGAGGAAATCGAGCAGCCGGTGGGGAGATCGACTCGGCCGGCCACAATGTTCACCGACCCGACAACAGGCATTCGCATGGTGCCGGATCCTGGCTTTGGACGGCGTCCGGACCTTGCCGCGTGGTCCAGGTCCAGCTTGGCCGAGACGTTGGGCCACAAGCTGGAGGCGGCGGAGCCTGCACTGGCCGCGGGTGTCATGGCGGGCGATCCTCGCCTGCAAGCACCCTTGGCACAGGCATACCGCCAGTGGGCACAGGAGGTGCTAATCAGCGGCCGCTCAACCAATGCCTATCGCGTCCTGGGTACGGTCACGCCAAAGGTGGTGCAGGCGCTCAAGGATATGGAGGTTGACCTGGTCAGTTCGGCGCTCGCAATTCGCGACGTGGAGCTGTTGCACCTGGCGCGCGAGACGAAAAAGGGCCGCGGTGCGGCGATCTCCCGTGCCGACATGCTGGAGCTACCCGCCAGATTGGCCGGTGCGCCAGCGGTGTTCTGGGATCTGGAGGATCCGGCGCTTGTGTACGTTCTGCGCCAAAGCGGCCAAGATGCGGATAAGGCCATTGTGCGAGTGAACTGGACGGCGCGCATTCGGACCGCCACGGGGCGCGAAGCCATCACCGCCAACGCGGTGCGCACGGCAGGCAAGGTCAAGGTCGGGGATCTGGAGTCCAGGCGCTACCGCTTGATTGACGGTGGCCTGGAAGAGGAATGAGGTGCTGCTGTGGAGGGGCGCCATTCCCCAGCTCGGTTTCCCTTATGGAGTGTCCCTCATGTAGCGGCCATGTATGTATGGCCCCAGCGAACAGCCCGGCGGCTTTCTGTCGTCACAGCAGCGAAACCAGTATAGCCAATGCACAAGATCACCGTAATCTCCCAGGCCGTCTCGCAAGCCTTTTCCGCGCTGGAGCGTGGCATAAAGGACGCAACTCCGCTTATGCGCGAGGTGGCCTTCGTCATGCTGGATGCCGTCGAAGAAAACTTCGAGCAAGGCGGGCGACCCAGATGGTTGGGCCTGGCGCCTGATCGGCGGGAGGCCGCCCCGCCCAAGCGCACGGGGCGGCCCCGATGGTGTTGGGCCCGGCCCCGGGCCGGGGGGGCCCCCCCAACGCTCAAGCGCACGGGCCGGCTGCGCAACTCGATTACGCCGTTCTTTGATTCGCGCTCGGCCATGGTGGGCACCAATGTCGTCTACGCCCGGATCCTGCAGGAAGGCGGCAGGACCAGTGCCCATGTCATTCGGCCCCGCGATGCCAAGGCGCTGCGCTTTAACGGCGGCTTTTACGCCAAAGTGAATCATCCGGGCTCCACGTTTCCGGCACGCCCATTTCTGGCGCTCACCGAGGACGACAACCTGGAGCTGGAACTCGTTGGCCAGCGCTATCTGCGATCGCTGATCGACTGAATTCGAAAATCGGGCCTCTGAGGCGTTTTCTTGGTCCAGAGCGCCCGATGTACTCGAATCCGCGTAGGGCCGCTTTATAAAGCGATCCTGACCCCTTGGCGGGGCATCGGCAATTGATGGGGCGGGCGACAAGTGGGAGCGGCGCGGGCGTCGTGTGCTCGGTCCCTTCATAAAAAGTTTTGCCCCTGTTCAAAATACGTTTGCGCTTCGGCCCGCCACCATGGCGGCATGACCTCGCAAACCGCCACCTTCGCCCAGCCCCGCATTCCCATCTTCCGTGCCGGCACGCATACGAGCAGCGACGGCCGCCGCGTCACCATCACGGTCGCGGACCTGGAGGAAATCGCGGACAGCTATGAGCCCGCGCTATCGCGTGCGCCGCATGTGATTGGGCATCCCGACATGGACCACCCCGCTTGGGGCTGGGTCAAGCACCTGACCGTCGATGGCGACTATCTCGTCATCGAGTCGGAACAGGTCGAGCTGAATTTCGCGCAGATGGTCAACGAGGGACGGTTTCCCAACCGTTCCGCGTCCTTCTACCTGGCCGACACGCCAGGCAATCCCAAGCCTGGCAGAAAGTACCTCAAGCACGTCGGCTGGCTTGGCGCCATGCCACCCGCCGTCGTGGGCCTGCCGGCGGTCAAGTTCGCCGCCGACAGCCAGGCGCTGTGTTTCTCGTACCCCGCATCCGATGCGGATCATCCCAAGGAGTCCCCCCAAATGGAACCGACCGCCGAAGAGCTGCAGCGTCAGAAAGACGAGCTCGCTCAGCGCGAGCAAGACCTCAACACCCGCGCGCAGAAGATTGCGCTGGACGAAGCTGACCTCAATCGCCGCAAGGCCGAAGAAGAGCGCACCGAGGCGGTGCAGTTCGCCCAAGGTTTGGAGAAGGCCGGCAAGTTGCTGCCGACCGAAGTGCAGCCCGTGGTGGAGCTGCTGCTGGCACAAAACAAGGACGCGCCACTGTCGTTCAGCCAGGCCGGCACCGAAGTCAAGAAGCCTGCGGGCGACGTTCTGCGCGATCTGCTGGCGGCGCTGCCCAGCCGCATCGATTACCGAGAGAAGTCGGGCGGCAACGGTGATCTGGGCGCCGCGGTCAGCTTTGCGGCACCGGCCGGCAGCGTGATCGACCAGAACCGGGCCGACCTGCACACGCGCGCCACGCAGTACCAGCAGAAGAATCCGGGCATCGGCTGGGTCGACGCAGTCAAGGCCTGCGGCGGCTGATCACGGCCCGCTCTATCCCCAAACGCTCAACGCAAGGAGTTTTCCATGTCGCAAAAGATTTCCCTTCTGACCTTGTCGCTGGTGGCCGCAGGCGTCATCCAGGCCGACCGCTTTGTCACGCTGGCCGGCACCATCGCCGCCGCGGGCGTTGCCGCCGACGGGGTCTCCTGCACTGACGCCAACACGGGCGAGTACTTCCCCTATGACGTGCTCGGCACCTCCACGGTCGTGGCCGAGTCCGCCATCACCAAAGGCCAGCGTCTGCAAGTGGGCGCCACTGGCGGCGCCGTGCCGCGCACGACAGGCGTTCTGGTGGCCATTGCGCTGCAGGCCGGCGCGGTGGGCGAACGGATCGAAGTGCTTCTGATCCAGGGCGCAGACGCCGCGTAACGCAGCGGTCGGGTCGCAGCGCGGCCTGGCCATCTTCCCTTTCTCGCATTGAAGGACCACACCATGACCATGAATTCCCGCCAGGCCCGCGTCGTCGACCCGATCCTCTCCACCCACGCCCGGGGCTATCGTCAAGCCGGCCTCATTGGTCGCCGTCTGTTTCCCATCGCGCCGGTGGGCACCTATGGTGGCCAGGTAATCGAATTCGGCAAGGAGGCATTCCGCCTGCTGAACACCAAGCGCGCACCGGGCGCGGCCACCAAGCGCGTCGACTTCGGCTATGCCGGCAAGCCGTATGCCATCGTGCCTTCGGGGCTGGAGGCCAAGGTGCCGCGCGAACTGATGGTCGATGCCAGCCAAGTACCCGGCATCGACCTGGCCACCCGTTCCCTGAATCTGGTGCTGCGCGTGACTTCGCTCTCGCATGAGGCCGAGTGCGCACAGATTGCTTTGAACGCGGCGAACTACGACAACGACCACAAGGTCAAGCTGGCTGGCGCGGATCGCTGGACCTCGCCCGATTCGGATCCGACCGGTGACGTGGAGATGGCCAAGGAAGCCATCGCCGACAGCATCGGCCTGGAGCCGAACCGCTTGATGATCAGCCGTAAGGCTTTGGCGGCCGCGAAGGCCCACCCCAAGATCATCGAGCGCTTCAAGTACACGTCCGCGCAGGCGATCACCATCCAGATGCTGCAACAGATCTGGGATATCGAGGAGATCGTCGTGGGCAGCGCCCGCGCGGTGGTCGGTGCCAATGATGCCTTCACGGACGTCTGGGGCACGGCGGTATGGCTGGGCTACGTGTCCAGCAATGAAGTCGCCAATGCCGAGGAGCCGGGCTTTGGCTACACCTACCAAATCGAAGGCCATCCGGCCGTCGAGGAGCCGTACTGGGATAACAACGCCAAGAGCTGGATCTATGGCGTGTCCGATGACAACGCCCCGGTGCTCTCCGGCATGGCCGCTGGCTACCTGATCGAAGACGCGGGCGCCAAGTAAGCCCCTGCGCCCTCCGGGCCGCGCCCGGAGGGCTTTCCCGAAAAGGAGCCTGCAATGCCTCTATACACCGTACTGCAACCGATCAAGGCCGGCGGCAAGCTGTACCGCCCCGGATCGGAGTCGGTCGAACTGGACGCCTCGGTTGCCGACGACCTGGTCATATCCGGCTACCTGAGCCTGGCGCCGGGTGCCGAACAAGCCGCTGCTCCGGCCGTGCCGGTTGCCCCTGTGCTTGTGATGCCCGATCCCGAACAACTCAAGTCAGAACTGGCAATGCCCCCTGACACCCCCATCCAACCGCCCGCAGAGCCTCCTAATGAGCCTGCGACTGAACCGTCTGCCGCCAAGCCGCCTGCCATGCCCCCACCGAAGGTAGAGAGCAAGGCCGGGCAGAAAGCCGCCGCTCCACGCAAGGTCGCGGCCAAGAAGTCCACGCCGGCGAAGCCGGCCTGATTCATTCACACTGTCCAAGGAGCCCGCTTTGCTGTACGCCACCACACAGGACATGATCGACTCGTTCGGCGAGGAGGAGCTGATCCGCCTGACCGATACGCCGGCCGCGCCTGGCGTGATCGACATGGCCGCGCTCGGCCGTGCGCTGGATCGGGCCTCGGCCGAGATCGACGGCTATGTCGCCTCGCGCTATCCCAAGCCGTTCTCGCCGGTGCCCCGAATCCTGATCGGCGTGGCCTGCGACCTGGCGCGGTACCGGCTGATGGGCGTCGGTGGGCGGCTGGTCTCCGATGAAGGGCGCGATCGCCACAAGGACGCAATCAAGCTGCTGGGCATGATCGCCGACGGCAAGGTGAAGCTGGGCGCGGACGCGGCTGGAGAAGTCACCGAGTTTCGAGATGGTGTGCAGTTCGTTGCACGCTCGTCCGTGCTGGCCGATGCGCTGAGGGACTTCCCATGAGCCCCGTGGTGCCCCGCGATATCTATACCCGGATCGAGCTGGCCATGTCTGCGCGTCTGGCGGCAGGTCTGCGCGGCCTGGTCAAAGGCGTAACAACCTACAGCGGTGAAATGGACGACGATCTGGCGCGCATCGCCGCGGCCATGCCCGCCGCATGGGTGACGTTTGGCGGCATCCTGGGCACCAAGCCGTACAGCACATCGCAGCAGAAGTGGGTCGCAACCGGAAAGTTCGTGGTCATGATCGGGCAGACCAGCATCCGCAGCGACGCGGCTGCTCGTCACGGCACAGGGCGCCCGAGCGAGATCGGCGCCAATGCGTTGGCCTGGGCGGTTCGTCGTCTGCTGATCGGCCAGGATCTGACTGATCAGGACGCCACGCTGCGCATCAATCCGCTGCGACCGGGCCGGGCCCGAACCTTGTTCAACACCCAACTGCAGGGCAGGCCGGTCACGGTGTACGCGGTGGAGTTCGAGACCGACTGGATTGAAGAGGCGTTGCCGAAACAGCGTTTCCCGTCTCGGGGCGAAGGCGGCGGTCCAGCCCAGGGCGATGACGCCATCTTCGACGCTTACCCACCGGCCGCGCGCAGCGGTGCAGATCCGGACCTGCTGAGTGTCCACTTGCACCATCACCTGACGCCTATGAAAGACCAGCCGGACGCTACCGACATTGTCCAATTTAAAAAGGAAGATGAATGAACCAAAGTCCCATGCTGACTGTGGTTGCCGCGCCAGGCTTGAAGGTCCCGCGCGAGAACAAGCCCCGGTCCTACATCACCGGCACTGCGTCGGTCCAGGTGCCCGCCACGGCCTACTACCTGCGTCGCATCCAGTCGGGTGAACTGGTACAGAGCGTCAAGCCGCATCACGAAGCCCCGGCTGAGGCACCCGCCACGGCCCAATCCCGCAAACCCTCGTCCAAGAAAGGAGCCTGATCGTCATGGCGAGCCCCAACATCTCTTTCGACCAGATTCCGTCGAGCGTGCGCAAGCCCGGCAAATATTTCGAGTTCAACACCAAGCTGGCGGTGCGCACGCTGCCCGGCAACCCGCAGAAGATCCTGCTGGTGGGTCAGCGCCTGGCGAGCGTGGCAGGCTCCACTATCGGCGCCCTGGAACCCGTGGACGTTTTCTCGGACATCGATGCGGCGGTCCACTTTGGATACGGCTCCATCGCTCACCTCATGGCCAAAGCCGCCATCACCGCGAACGCCTACGCGCAACTGACGGTCATCGCCATGGACGATGCCGCCGCTGGCGTCGCAGCGACCGGCAAAGTGACCGTGACGGGGCCTGCCAGTGCTGTGGGCGCCATGTCCCTGACTATCGCGGGCCAGCGCGTGGATATCGCCATCGACAACGGAGCGACAGCCGCACAGATCGCGGCCAAGCTGGTCATCGCGATCGCGGCTAAGCCCGAACTGCCGGTGAGCGCAAGCGCCGCGCAGGGCGAAGTGACGCTGACAGCCAAGCACAAGGGTGCATCTGGCAACGGCATTACCCTGTCCACCTCGGTCCGTGCCTCGGGCGTGGGGGCAACGATCACCGCGATGGCCGAAGGTCAGAACGATCCCGATCTGGGGCCCGCCCTGGCCGCGGTGTTCGCGGCCGGGCACAACATCGTGGTCTCGCCCTTTGCCACGGCCGAGGCGCTGACGGCCCTGCGCACTCATCTGGACGCCGTGGGCCATCCGTTTGAGCAGCGCGATGCCATTGGTATCGCCGGCACCGGCGGGACCTTGTCTGCAGCGTCCACGCTGGCCGACTCGATCAATTCGGGCCTGATATCGCTGGGCTGGCACAACGGCTCCGTGCGGTCTGCGGCCGAGATCGCCGCCGGTTATGCCTCGGTCGTGGCCAGCGAGGAAGACCCGGCACGTCCGCTGAACACGCTGCCGATCGTTGGTCTGGACCTCACGCCGATCACCTCCCGCCCGGGCCGGGTTGAGCAGGAGAACGCCCTATACAACGGGGTGACCCCGTTCGAGGTGGGGCCGGGCGACAAGGTGCAGATCGTGCGCGCCATCACCACGTACACCGTCAATCCGGCTGGCGTGGATGATGTGGCCCTTCTGGACCTGACCACGATGCGTACCTTGCACTACGTGCGCAAGGCGTGCCGTGAGCGGATCGAGCTGCGTTTCCCTCGCGAAAAGCTGTCCGCCAAAACGCCGCCCAAGGTGCGCTCGGAACTGCTGGACGTGTTGCTCAAGCTGGAAGAACTGGAGATCGTCGAGGACGTGCAGAACAACCAGCAATGGCTGTTGGTCGAGCGCGACAGCCAGGACGTAAACCGTCTGAACGCCCGCATCCCGGTGGACGTCGTCAATGGCCTGCACATCTTCGCCGGCCGCATTGACCTGCTTCTGTAATCAACAAGGAGAGCCGCAATGGCATTGGAAGAATTCGCCGGGGCGATGGTCCTGGAAGTCGATGGCAAGGAAATCGAGGTGGTATCCGTCGATCCCACCACGAATACGGGCGTCAAGCCCGTCAAGACTATGAACCGCGATCGCCGCGTCAAGGGCTACGCGCTGGGCATCGTCACCTATGCGCTGCGCGTGACCGTCGTGATTCCGCTCTCGGGTGACATGAGCTGGGACGAGATCCTGGGTGCCAAGTTGACGATATTCCCGGCCAGCGAAGGCGGCAAGCGCGTCAGCTACCTGGACTGCTGCACCGAGGAGGTCGGCGAAAGCTACAACGTCGACAATGAAGCGCGCCGCGATATCACCATGTTCGCCACACGGAAGGTGGAAGAATGAGCGCCAAGACGATCACGGGGAAACTGAGCTTCGGCGTCGAGTTTGACGGCCAGGACCATGTCGAATTCGAGCTGCGCCTATTCACCGCGGGCGACAACATCGCCGCGTTGATGGAAGTGGGTCCGGAAAACGGCATGCGGCTCAGCTGCGCCATGCTTGCCCGCGCGCTCATGCGCTTGGGTGACATCCCCAAGGACGCGCTGACCTACGCCTTCCTGGCCGAGAACCTAGTCGACGATGACTTCGACGTTCTCATGCTCGCCCAGTCTGAGCTTAAAAAAAAGCTCAGGCTATCGAGCGCGAACTCGTCCACTATCGGCAAGTCGTCGCCCTCCTTGGAGAACACGGCTACAGCGAGCGACGTGTCCGGCGCATGACCTTCCCCGAGCTGGCCGGTACGCTCAAAGCGGTTGGCCAGCTCCTTAATCCTCCAGGCCGGCGGGGCGCCGGACGCTCCGAAAAGGGAGCCAGGATCACCAGCTTGCGCCGCCGGCCTCCCACCACGAAGCCCGAAAAAACATGACCGGCCGCGACCTACGCCTTGCCCTGGTCGCCACGACCGAAGACCGTGGCGCCACTGAAAAACTCCGACAGATCAACCGTGCCGTCGAGCGGGAGACCGAGCGCACTGGACGGCGTTCCGTCCAAGTGGCGGAGCAAACCGCGCAAGCGCAGGAGCGCGCCGCCACGCGCGGCCGCACCGCTTCTGAGCGCATGGCTCAAGACCGCGAGCGGCTAGGCATTCGCTCAGAAACTCGGATCCGCAGGGAGATATCCCTTACCGAGGCCGCCTACGAGCGCCTCGCGCGCAGCGGCCGGCTGACGGCCAACGAACAAGGGCGGGCATTTACCAGCATGCAGCAGCGCGTCCAGGCGCTGCGCCAGGAGATGCAGGCAACGACTCAGCAGCAAGGCCGCTTCATGAGCGGGTTCTCGCTGGCCTCTCGTGGCATGCAGGCCTATCAGGCGGTTGCCGGTGGCGTGGTCGCAGGCGGGTACATGATCGCCCAGCCGCTGAGCCGCACCATGAGTTACGACCGTCGTCTGGCCGAGATGTCGAATACCGCGTTCGCAGACCGAGACCTCGCGGGGCGCCAGCGCGGGATGGGTGAGCTTGACGCAGCAATCCGCAACGCGGTGCGTGTGGGTGGTGGAAGTCAGGACCAGGCCGCCCTGGCACTGGATACGATGCTTGCGGCCGGCGCACTTAGCCAGAGTTCAGCCATGCGAATTTTGCCCACTATTCAAAGGAATGCCGTCGCCACGGGCGCAGATCCGACCGATCTGGCAAAGATGGCCAACCGCATGCCGACGTTTGGCATTTCCGAGGAGGACATCCCGCACGCCATGGACATCGCCATTAAGGCAGGACAGGAAGGTGGCTTCGAAATTAAGGATATGGCGCGCTGGCTGCCGCAGCAGATGGCAGCAGCTCGCGCGGTAGGTATGCACGGGATGAAGGACTTTTCCTCTCTGGTCGCCGTGAACCAAGGTGCGATGATCACAGCGGGAACTCAGGATGAGGCGGGAAATAACGTCGTCAACTGGCTTGCCAAACTGTCTAGTAAAGACTTGGCAAACACCGCGAAAAAAATTGAGATCGAGCCCGGAAAGAGTATCGACATAGCCGGCACATTCAGCGCTGCTTTGGAAAAGGGGATCAATCCCATGTATGCCTCCGTGGGGATCGTCGAGCGGATCATGGCCAACAATAAGGAGTATCAGAAGCTACAAGGGCGAATCCAGGCAACGACCGACAAAGGCGAGAGGGATGCGTTGTTGCAGGCTAAAGCTGATTTGATTCAGGGTTCTGTGGTGTCGGAACTCCTTCCCGATCGCCAAGCTCAGATGGGCATGCTAGGCACTATGAACAACCTCGACTACGTCAAAAGAGTCGATCGTGTTGCCTACAGTGAATCGGCGGGCACCGGGGAAACCAACCATCAACTGATCGCCTCAACGCCGTCCTACCAGGTCGAGCGCGCGAAGAATGAAGCGCTGTTCGCCGAGCAGGATGGCTTCAAGGGGTTGGCTGGCACGGTTGGCGAAGTGGCCGGCAAGCTCGCGGACTATGGCGAAAAGTACCCCGCGCTCGCCCAGGCACTGGTGACCGCGACGCACTCCCTGAACGCCCTGGCAGCCGCCGCGGCGGCCGCCACGGTCGTG